GGATGAAACAAACCCGCCTCTACTGCAATTGATAGAAGCGGATACCAGTTGCCATTCGAGCTTAGACCCCTGCCGTTTATGCTCTGACGGGTGAAGTCACCCCATACATCATCAATATAAACGCGCCCTTGCCATGGGAGGCAGGTCTCAGAGCAAGCACCATATTGGCTGACTAGCACCGTATCAATACCGAGCTCTGCCCGTCTCTTTGCTTCCCCCTGCAAGAAAGAACGCGTTGCTGCCGTTCGTAGAGCCATTTGAACATAGTCGGCAATATTTACTCTTGCGCCGTTGCTGTACTCTATGCAGTTAATTCCAGCTTTTAGGAAATCCTGCACCGCCATGTCAATTGCT